TATCCAACCGAGTTATGGATGAATTGGCAATATTCAACAGACCTAAATGCAAAAGGCTCGTATTTTGGAGCAAGCAGCGCGGACATAGACACGGATATTTTAGAAACAGATAAATATTCTATAATGCCCCCAGGAAGACCACTAAATTTAATAGCAACCCCAAGTGATACAAAAGTTTTGCTTGAGTGGAATTTGCTTCCAGATACCACCATTGTAAATTATAACATTTATAAAGACAACGTTTTACTTGCAACAATAGGACCGAGCCAAAATTCATATATGGCTATAGGGTTAACAAATTTAACCAATTACAAATTTAACATTGAAGCAGTAAACGCATGGGAAAAAGGACCACAAAGTTACTCTCAATACGCAATGCCAAGAGTACACATTTCGAGGGTGCTGGCAGGAAAGAACGCAAAAGTCAACGCATACGGGAGCGAAATAATAATAACAGCGGAACCAACAACCAGCACCGACAACCAAAATTATCAAGTAACAACCGCGGCACATAGAGTTTTGAGCAGGACAACCACAATCGTGGTTAAAAATGCAGGTGTTCCAACAACGGAAGTTTACACACTAGATAGGTTGAGCGGCAGAGTAAGTTTTACAACGTCCACCGCAAGAACAATAACAATAGATGGCGGATATTTACCTTTAGTTTTGGTAACGAGCGCCCACGAATACAATTATTCATTAGGCGGAAAGAACGAAGACTCTACAATTTTTGGCAATCAATTTGTAGATAGAACCCAGGGAATAAAAGATATAGAAGGAAGTATCTCCAAATTTTACGATACTTCAAATTATTTCTATAACAAGCTAATAACGGATATAAACTTTGTAATAGAATTTTACGCAGACTCGAGCGGAGCGGCAGACATAAGAGCATGGGCCAAAATAAAGAAAGCAAATCCTTCTGCAAAAGTTGACGGGCTGGTAGATGAATCCATTGACTTCGAAGGTAACGGAGACCAAGACAAAAGGTGTGTTTCATTTGGGCCTTTCTAATAAAATACAACCTGGGGAATTGTTTATATTAGTTCCCCAGAAATACCAAAATATAATAGACGAGGGAGAAAATAATATGAGCGGAAAAGCACTAAGGGCAAAAATATTTGAAGCTAAAGACATAAAGACAGAAATAATGAACATACCAGAATGGGGAGTTGTAATAGAAGTAAAAGCATTAACTGGAAAAACAAGGGCAATAGTTATGACTTCATCAATGGGTAAAAATGGAAAGATGGACTTTGAGAAAATGTATGCAGACATGGTTATTTATTCCACTTACGACAATGAGACAAAAGAGAAAATATTCGAAGACACAGACCGCGAAGCACTAAGCGAAAAGAGCGGTGGAGTGTTGGAAAGAATAGCCGGAAAAGTAATGCAACTAAGCGGATTAATGCCAGAAAGCGTAGACAAAGCCGAAAAAAACTAAATGAGCACCTGGAACGCAGATTTTATTTTGAACTAGCGGAAAAATTTGGGTGCACAGTAGCAGAATTACTAGAAAGAATTTCTTCCCAGGAATTAACAGAATGGATTGCATATATGAAAATTACTAATGAGGAAAAAAGGAAGGAAAAAGAACAGGAAAAGAGTTAAGGCAGGAGGTGAGTTAAAATCGCGACAGTAGCAGAATTAATGGTAAAAATAGGAGCAGACACAACCTCATTAGTAAAAGGTATGCAGGACTCGGTGAAATCAGTTAATGGTTTTTCGTCGGGAACGGTAAGCGCATCAAAGGCATTTACAGCAGTAATAATGGCAAATGTAGCAGCAGTAGTAGGATTTGGAACAGCCTGCGTAGTCATGGCAAATAAGGCAGCAGTTACCAAAGAGGTATTTACTGGATTAATTGGAGACTCGCAAAAAGCTACTACATTTTTAAGCAATTTACAGCAATTCACATCAAAGACAAAATTTGATTTACCAGGCATTCAAGACATAGCAAAGAAAATGCTGGCATTGGGAATGAATGCCAACGACATAATCCCAGAGTTAAAAGCTGTTGGTGATAACGTAACCGCGGTCGGTGGAGGAACACCCCAGGTCCAAGCAGTAGTGGACGCACTTTCTAAAATGAGCAGCAGCGGAAACATATCATTACTCTCTTTAAATAAATTACAAAAACTGGGAGTTCCAGCTATGCAAATTTTGGAAGATAAATTTCATATGACCGGAGCGCAACTTGAAGCCGCTATGAAGAACGGGTCAATCAACGCAAATACAGCAGTACAAGGTTTATTGACAGGAATGGAAACAAAATTCGGTGGAACAATGGCAAATGAATCGCAAACTTTCAACGGACTAATGAAGACATTTCAAGACGACAGTAAATCAACAATGACAACAATTGGAAAAGCACTATTGACAGCGTTTGACGGTAAAGGAGCCATGCAAAGTTTAATAAATTTAACATTAAAGGTGAAAGAATTAGCAAATACATTTATCAGCCTAACTGCAACTATGTCTCCATTAAAGGCATTAGTTACCATGATACCGCCGAGTCTACAAGCAACAATTATGATTGTTGCCGGAGCAATAACAGCGGCAATGATACCGGCTTTTATAGCAATGGCAGCCGCAGCAGTAGCAGCAGTAATCCCATTATTACCATTTATTGCAGCAGGCGCAGCAGTAGGCGCGATGGCATACGCAGTAATGAAAGCATGGGGACCAGTTACAACATTTTTTAAGACTACAGTACCAGCAGCATTTAATTCGTCTTTAACATTATTTACTAGCTTTGGAACAAAAGTTACAACATTTTTTACTAATTTAAAAACCAGCGCAATTACGCAAATAACAGCAATGGGAAAAGGAATAGTTACAGGAGTTACCAATATGGTAAATAGTTGTATAACTTGGTTTACTACTCTTAAAACCCAGGCATCAGCTAAAGTAACAGAAATATACAATACTATCACAAGTTGGTTTCAGAAATTACCAGGAGCAATAATGGCATTTCTAAATCCACTACCAGAAAAACTGGCTTATTTATTTGGATATGGGTTAGGGCTAGCAGTAAAAGCAATATTAGACGGTGTTACTAAAATATACAATTATTTCTCTTTAATGCCAGGAAAAATATCAGCATACGTAACAACAACTTACAATAATTTAGTTACATTATTTAACAAAATGAAAACGGAAGCAGTATCAATAGCAACAGCAATGATAAACAATATAATGACATTTATCTCCACATTTCCAGGAAAAATGTCAGCGCAACTAAGCGCAACATATACGCAAGTAACAAATTGGTTTAAAAATATGGGAACAAACGCATTAAATCTAGCAACCAATATGATAAATACAGTAATGGCATTTATTACAACTTTCCCTGGCAAAATGTCCGCGCAGCTAAGCGCGACATATACGCAAATAACTAACTGGTTTACGAACATGAGAACGAACGCGGTAAATTTAGCAACTAATATGGTAAATTCTGTTATGTCATTTATAAATCAATTTCCTGGTAAAGTATCCAGCGCACTAAGCGGAATGGCAACCCAGGTGACAAATTGGTTTAACAACGCAAAGAACAGCGCCGCAAGTATAGCAAGTAATATGGTAAGCACCGTTTGGAATACAATCAGCGGACTACCTGGTAAGTTTTCACAAATGGGGCAAAGCATAGTAAACACCGTTTCTGGATTTGCAAAGCAATTATGGGATAAAGCAGCAGCAATGGGAAAACAATTCTGGGAAGGATTTAAAAAGGGAATTGGCATAGGCTCTCCAAGTTTGGTAGAAAGAGCATTTACAGCAATAGGAAATCAAGCACTCGACACAGTAGACACAATCATAAATATTGTGCCGCATATGAGGGGCGCACTTTCAGATTTGCAGGGCCCATCATTAGCACTAGCAAGCGCAAGCGCAAACGGAATCGGAGTAGTAAAAAATGCTGCAACAGCAGCACCGGTAGCAGCAGCGGCACCAGCGGAAAACGCTTCAAATAATTCTATTGGAAATACAATCCATATAGAAACAATGAACGTTAGAAGTGACGCAGACATTGTAAAAATTTCACAGCAACTTTACAGATTACAACAATCCCAGGCAAGGCCGAAGGGAGGGAGACAATAAATGTATAGTTTTACCTATAGAGGTTTAAGGTCAGAGGATTTAGGAATTGAAGTATTAAATGTAACGCGGTCAATAATTCCTCCAAATGCTGTAAAATCTATGGTTATTCCTGGAAGGGCAGGAGAATTTTTTATTCGTTCCCAATACGGAGCGCGGCTTTTCCAGATAGAAGTGTTAATTGAAAAGCAGCTAACACTTGAAGCAATAGAAGCCAAAACGGAAGCAGTAGCAAATTTTATTGACGCAACGCTCGGACTCGGGGAATTAATATTTGACGACGCAAACGATATAAAGTTTAACGCAATAATTACAGGCGATACAGTAGCAGCGCAAATCGTAACATATAGGACCGGAACGATTACCTTTTTTGTACCGAGCCCATATGGTCAAACAATAGAATCAACAGTTACCTCAATTGACGGTTTCCAGGGA